AATTTTGTTTATTGACATTGCTGACAATTCACCATCTGGTGTAATAGTTGCTTTAATCTTGTAGTGTTCTGTTGCCGATTTTGCTTCGTCGGAATACTTAATGTCTTCTGTTTCGGAGTTCAATTCGTGAACGATAAATCCCTGTCCGAGATTTGCACATTCAACGAGACCGGCATTGTCTCCAGTACCAGTTCCATCGTAAATCAACTTCTTACCACTTGCTGCAGAAGCACATTTTGTTGCGAAATAGCCGTCTGCATAAGCGTTTCCCTTCTTGTTAGAAGGAGAGTTTGTGTCGCTTATCCAACGCTTCCATTTACCACGGAAAGCAGCTTCCATCATATCATCAAATGTCTCAGAAGAGA